AATATTGGATAGACCCGCAGCAATATCTTTTAACAAATTGACACCGGAAACAATTTCTCCAAACACAATCCCTTTATATTGCGTAATTCGTTTCCCATCAATGCTGGGTGTTGTTGTTACAATCAT